AAATACTCCGGATAGTCCTCTATCTCCATCTGTCCTTCCAGATTCTCGTCTTCCTTGCAGGCTTCCACCATTTCCTCATCCATGTCAGCCTCTTTTCCAACGTCAATCAGAATCAATGGCTGTCCTTGGTCTGTTACAAACATTACGTCTTTCAGCTCATACAGTTTTCGTTTTCTTGGATTCGCCAAGATAATGCTTACCTGTGCATCATCCGGGAATCTGTTCAAATACTCTTGCAATTCTTTATTACTCAAAACTTGTTCTCCTCTCATATCATTTTTTCTAAAGCAGGAACAATATCATCAGGCTTTATGTACTCCATGTAAATGTCGTTTATAAGTTTTTCAATCTGATGTTTTAATGATTTATATTTCTCATCCAGATTGTCTCTTTCCTCTTCGCATTCAGCAAGCCTGTCTTCTGCACCATCGATCTCGTCCTTTAATGATTCGCATTCGTATTCTAAATCATCATAATCAGACTTAATTTCCTCATATTTTTTTCTAAACCCGCCTACGCCATCACAGCCGTTTTCGAAAGCTTCTCGCATTGCTTCATACACTTCCGGCTTCATATATTCCTGAAAATCATCAATTCTGCTTATATAATTGACAGAACCCTCATATTCAAATCCTATCATTTCTTTTTCAAGGAGCCGATGCGCATCTTCCCGGGAAGCTCCAGCTCCTTTCTAATTTTCTTAAACCATTTTTCTGATGTCTTCCACAAGTCCACTGTCGTCTGAATACACATCCTGCAATCTGTTTGCGGCTGCCATTAACAGTTCTTTCATGTCGAAAACAAGCTTTCTTCTATTTGCTCTCGCAACTGCCTTGTCATCTACGACTTCATCGACAAGCGTGTGCTCCGGAAGCATTTCTTCACAGGCTTCGATAAACACGTTTCTACTCTTATCGTCAAGTCCTATCTCATCCAGACAATTTTTAATAATGTCCTTCGTAAGCTCGACACCAATTGCTTCCTCGTCTGGATCTTCATTCCGATTTTCAACCAAAACGTCATTCAGTAAATTGTGGACTGCATCTGAGGCGGCAAGGTGTCCATCGTCATCATCTCCTATGACATCATTTATGATTTTCTGAAATGTAATCTTCTTTTCTGTTGATGTCTGCTTTTCCTCACAACCAAGTCCAGCGGTCATAAACTCCCGGTGTGGGGTTCTGGTGTCTTTTGTGTAAAACATAACGGAATGGATGTCTGTGCTTCGGTCTGTAAATGCCGGGAAAATAAAGCCTGTATCTGGCATCCCGACAACCCAGTCTCTGATTCGTGATTCGATGCGGTTTTCGTCCTCACGGTAGCCAAGCCCCGGCTTTGTCAGATTGACCGGACAGATTGCGCAAAGCAGATACTCATAAACCTCTTCTGATTCATCCAGCTTGTCATTATCTGAAGTTTTGGTCATGACATCATAGGCATCGTGGAAAATCAAAATCAGATAATTTCCGACATAATCGTAGCTGTCAATGATCATGTCATAAAAAGTGTCCATCAAATCATCGTTTTTCAGTTTGCTTTCACGCAGTCCCATCAGAAACTGCTGTCTGCCGCCAGTAGCTTCCTCTTCGAGTGGAAAATCCAGTTCTAAAAGGTTGTTTCCTATCGTGCCGGATAACGCTTTTTTTGCAATATCAAGATATTTATAATATTCTGCATCATCCAGATTTAAAAATGTCTCACCGATTTTTGTGATCTTATTATGGTCAGCGTCCACATAGCAGCCGCA